ATAAAGCTCTCCGTTATTTGTTCGGCAGTTGAGGAACTACTCGACAATGGGCCTATCAGTGACTGGCACAACGCGCCGAATATTCGAGACCCCCATGACGTGGACCGGATGTTGTCTGATCCTGAGATTTCAGACTGGTTGGACAAGATGAGGAAGGCAGGGTTTGCGCCGTTCAGGAGGTTGCCTTGTCACTCGGGCGGGTAAAAAAGGGGCTCCGAGAGTTACCTTATCTGGAGATGTGTGCTCTGACCGAGCAAGTAATCGACTCTCTGCGCTCTCAGGAGGGTGCGAAGATGGATCATCTCGGTAAGATATTTGCCACGTTGCCGTTGGAAGACTCCGAGCAGATGGGTCGAGAGGAGCAAGTCTTGCAGTCGTTGTTCACGCGCAAACTCTCCATCACGGTCACGCCGGTCAAGTCGGGGGTGGCGTGGGAAATCGGAATGCCTACGGGCGGGCCTGCGGTACTCTGTAACGACATCCGTGGGGGCCTGATGGAGTATCTGGATACGCTCGTTGCGTATCTGGCACTGGAGAAGTAAATGCCTCGTCGATCAATGAATGGGCACAGGGTGCATGTCATCCTGACTGACCCGCAGTACAAAGGCATCAATAAACTGTCGGATAAGTCCGGGCTCGGGGTATCTGAGCTGATACGTCGAGCTGTGGACGACTATCTGGCGAAGGCGAAAAAGAAATGACGACTGAAATAGAAGACGCACGGCTTCGGAAGAAGAACGAGAAGTGGACCCCTAAAGAGGCTGCAGAGATGTTCCTTGCCGATATAATCAGTGGCAAGATCGACCCGCTTGCGGTATCAATTTTGTACCACCATAAGACAGACGAGGGCCACCCGACCATCGTTCCGGGTCACTATACTTCGGGGATGTCCTATGCTCACCATATCGCAATGCTTGAAACGGCTAAAGTCCTTACGATACGGAGGTGGCTCGGTGAGGAGTGACTGGTCAGCGGTAGTCTTAGTACCTCAACGCATCAGTCTAAAGAGCAAAACCAGCTCGAAAGCGTCGGAGGAGGCGAAGAAGTACGTCGCAGCATTGCCGCAAGTCGGAGACTACAAAGCCCGCATACTCCATTTAGAGAACGAAACGACCATTACGCCTTGGATACCTGACAACTTACCGCAGCCTCCAGAGGCCGCATAAAAAAGTCCCCCCACTTCGGCAACAAAGAGGAGGGACCTTATGGCACGGAGACGACGGCCAATGAAACCTTTAGATTTCGATTCAGTATAGCATGAGCTTCTTAGCTCTCGGGATCGGCTTACCTAAGACCGGCACGACAACGCTGTGCAAAGCCTTTAGAGAAGCTGGGATTATTGCATTACATCACTCCGCAGGTTGGCGACTCCCTCCTGCAGGCTCTCTTATGGTTCAGGCATGGAAAGAAGGCCGGTCCATGAACCACTACCTGCATGAAGTCGAGGTTGTTACGCAGTTAGACTCTGCAGGTAAAGACAGCAATGCCTGGCCGCAGTTCAATATGGGTTTCCTACGTGCGTTCAGAAGCGAGTACCCGCTTGCTTGGATCATCTTGCATACACGTAAGCCAGAACTCACCGCCATTAGCTTACGGCGGTGGGGAATCTGCACGGAGAAGATCACCGCTGACACGCCGGGGATCACAGAAAAATCAACCAACAGCGACATAACCCGCTGGATCAATGACTACTACTTTGCTATACGTCATGAGTTCAGCAAGGATCAACGGTTCCTTGACTTCAGAGTTGAGGATGACCCACGCGAACGACTAACTAAAGCCTTCAAGAGACCGTTTCCTTGGTGGGGGGTGGAGAATCCGTATGGGAAAGATGAGTGACATAACAGTACTCACTGAAGAAGCTACTGTCGAACTGCTGTTAGAAGGTCACAGCATTACTCGGTTTGGTGACGGTGAATTCAAAGTTCTACGTGGCGGCAGCATCAAGTCGCAGGAGCAGGATCTATCACTGACGGCGGTGTTCCAAAAAATTATAAAGGATGCAGGCCACGGTGGTTACCTCGTCGGTGTTCCACGTCTGGACAAACGCGGCCCAAAAAACGATTACTGGAAGGGCTTTATGTCGGTCCACGCTGAATTCCTTAAGCCCGGAGTGGAGTACGGGTCGGCACTCATCACACGTCCAGACTCAGCACCCTGGATCGACAACGATAAGTACTGGGACAAGATCATGCAGCTCTGGCGTAACCGGTCTGTTGCGTTGGTGTGGGGCGGCAGTCGGAAGTCAATCACTCCGAATATGCTGTTTGGGGTCAAGCGCATGGATGTCATCCACACGCTCCCACGTAACGCATGGTCAGATCGTGAAGTGATCCTGGCAAACATCGACGCTTTGCCGGTAAAACCGGAGGTCTGTATTTTAGTTGTCGGTCCTACGTCTACCGGGCTCGTTCCAGCACTGGTGGATCGGGGCATTCAGGCACTCGACATGGGTCACATAGGCGCTTGGATGCGACACCTGTTCCGAGGTGGTGACAAGTTCAAACCGGCGCATGGGTTCTTCTGGCCGAATGGGGCAGAGGAATACGGAAAACGGTACGTGCGTCGAGCGCAGCACATGGACTCTGCTATTCGGATGTGTAGTAAACGCCGATCAGTGATCCAAGCTGGGGGGCACGTAGGCGTGTGGCCGAAATATCTGGGTGCTCAATTCATGCAGGTGTATACATTCGAGCCTGACCACATGAACTTCTTAGCCCTGTGTCGTAACGTCACTGAGAAGCACATCTTTCGGATGCAGGCAGCGTTAGGCGATGAGCACAGCCGCGTCAACCTCGTTCTTCATCCTGCCAATATCGGTGGGCACCACATTAAAGGAGAGGGGCTGATCCCTCAGCTCAAGATTGACGACTTGGGTATTACCGACTGTGATCTTATCGTGCTTGACATCGAAGGATCTGAACTCGCTGCGATACGCGGAGCAGAGAAAACAATCGAAATGACCTTCCCGGTTATACACATGGAGCTGAAAGGTCACATCGAGAAATACAAACGAGGTACTACCGAGGAGCTGTTAGAGCTTCTTAACGGGTGGGGGTATCGTAAAGCGAAGGAGATAGGCGACGACACGGTGTTTGTCTACGGTAAGAAGAAGCGCCATGAAAATTAAAACTCTGCAGCTGATCTACCCGTACTACGACAACCCACATATGCTGGAATACCAGCTGGAGTTCTGGCACCGTAACCCGTGGCAGTTCAAAGAGCGATTTAAGGTCATCCTGGTTGATGATGGTAGTGAGAAGCACCCTGCTGAGGAGGTCCTTAAGAAGTACGGCGAGACTTCTTTTGAGCTTGACCTCTACCGCGTCAAAGTCAACATCCCGTGGAATCAGAATGGGGCACACAACTTAGGGATGCACGTTGCGGAGGATGGCTGGTGTGTCTGTACAGACATCGACCACGTTCTTCTATCCTCACAGCTCAACGTCATATTTGAGTTGGATGTAGATGAGGGAACTTATTACACCTTCGGCAGGAGACAGTCCCGTGCTTTAACTACTGTTTTCAAACGACACCCCAACTCATGGTTGCTTACGCGAGAAGTCTTCTGGGCCAGCGGTGGATATGACGAAGACTTCTCTGGGTACTATGGCTCTGACAGTGTTTTCCGGCGGTGCCTTGATTCGGTTGCGAAGCGGGTTGAGCTGGAGGAGCCTTACCTTGTCGTGTATGACGAGTCTGATGTAGACGACGCCAACACGACTGAGTTCGGGCGAAAGAACTCTGAGTACCACAGCCCCAACTTTCCACATCTGCAGAAGAAGCGCAGGCATCATTCAAAGCCGGTAGATCCATTACGTTTTCCGTGGGAGAGAGTCCTATGAAGCTTGTAAAAGATTGGTGGGTTCCCGATCACATGAATTCAGCAGGTAGTCACCTAGGTCGTTCAGCTGTCATTGACGTTGCGCTTGCTTACCTACCTGCTGAACGACGCCGTACCTGTATCCAGGCAGGAGCCCACATCGGTATCTGGCCGAAGCTATTGTCTGCTCAGTTTGAACAGGTGTACGCCTGGGAGCCTATGCAGGAGAATTGGGACTGTCTCATACGTAACCTTGAGGGAGTTGAAAACGTACTCCTGAAGAATGGCTGCTTGGGCGACACCAAGGGAAAAGCCAAGATGCGTTACTCACCTAGGAATACCGGGAAGCATTGCATCGCCCCTGACGGCACCCACAAAACTTCAGTAGAACGGCTCGATGATTTCTGGGTGCCCAACCTTGATGCGTTGTTCCTCGACGTAGAAGGGTATGAGCTTCGAGTGTTATTGGGCGCTCACGCGCTAATTCACAACAACCTGCCCCTGCTCGTCATTGAGGAGAATGGTTTGAATTCGCGTTATAACATCTCTGATGAAGCTGTCCCAGCGTATTTGAAGGGTTTTAACTACTACCCTGCTGAGCATCATGGTGAGGACGTAATCTACGCACAAGAAGGGTGGAAATGATTAGTGTCGTGTGTTGGCTGTGGCCTACGGTACGTAATTACCGGAGTAGCTTCGGCCCTAAGCAAGTCAACATTTTTCGTAACATGATCGAGAGAAATCTGCACATGGAACATGAAGTCGTGTGCATCACAAACATACCAAAGGGGATTGATCCTCGTGTACGTATTATTCCTCTATGGACTGATTACTCTGACGTTGCTAGTCCTCACGGCGGGGTGTCTCCTTCTTGTTATAGAAGACTTAAAGCATTCTCCCCCGAAATGGCTGACATCATTGGGCCGCGTTTTATCTCGATGGATCTCGACGTGTGCATCATCAGTGACATCACTCCGCTTCTCGAAAGGACAGAAGATTTCATTATCTGGGGGTCAGTCCTCCGTACAACGCCGTACAACGGATCAATGTGGATGATGGATGCTGGGGCACGGAAAGAAGTATGGGACGACTTCGACCCGATAATCTCACCGAAGCAGACTCGTAAAGCGGGCTACCACGGCTCTGACCAGGCATGGTTGAGTTACAAGCTAGGTAAAGGTCAGCCACAGTGGACGCCTGAGAGTGACGGGGTGTATGCTTTCAGGTCGGACATCAAAAAGAAGAAGTACCACCTACCCGAGGATGCTCGTATTGTCTTCTTTCAAGGTCACAACGATCCCTGGGATGAACACTCGAATAAGATTGCTCCGTGGATTAAGGATTACTATTATTGATGACCGATGAATTTACGAATTTCCGAGGAGCAAGGAAACCTAACTATGAGTTTACCTTGGAGTGTGTCGGTGTACGCATACCTGATGGTAAGGTGCATTGGTGGATTTCAGAGGACTCGGTTTATACTGAAAACGAGCTGGCCGACTTACTTATATTAGTAGCTGATGTATTAAGGCAACCTCCTGAAGATGACAGCGACACCGAACCAAGCACTGGTTAATTTCCGAACTCCCCCTACCATAGGGAAGTTCATGTTGGATGATTCCTTCTGCCGACTCGTTATGGGTCCAGTTGGATCGGGGAAATCGGCAGGATGCTTCATGGAGCTTCTGCGCCGGGCTCGTTTACAAGCACCAGACAGCCAAGGCGTTCGACGCACTCGCTTTGCTATCGTTCGTAATACCCTTCAGCAACTGAGACAGACTTGTTTGGCTGACATCCAGCTGTGGTTAAGTTCCATATGTAAGTACCGAGTTACTGACGCCACTGTGCAACTTCGTTTAGACATGGACGATGGCACGCGGGTTGAGTCTGACTGGATGCTTATACCGCTCGATACAAAAGCTGACCAACAACGTCTATTGTCGCTTAACCTGACAGCGGCCTGGGTCTCTGAGTTTCGTGAAATACCTCTCACTATTATTGACGCCCTGTCAGGTCGTCTCGGTCGTTTCCCATCGAAGGCGATTGCCATACCGTCGTGGTACGGCATCATCGCTGAGTCCAACCCCCCGGATGAAGATTCGGAGTGGTATACAAAGATGGAGGTTGAACTCCCACCGAACTGGAAGCTGTTTAAGCAGCCGGGTGGCCTCGAGGATAATGCAGAGAACGTTGACAACCTTCCTGACGGCTACTATGAAAACCTACGCGACAATAATAATTCCGACTGGGTAGACATCCACGTACACGCCAAGTATGGCAAGAGTCTTTCCGGTCAGGCTGTTTTCCGCGCCAGCTTCAAGCCTGACTTCCATGTGACCTACGAGGAAATATGGCCTATAGAAGGTATGCCCTTGATGCTCGGGCAGGACTTTGGTCGTACGCCTGCGACACTCATCGGCCAGATAGACAACCGTGGCAGGCTCGTAATCCACAACGAATGCATATCCGTAGACATGGGCATCGAGCAGTTCATCACGAGCACGCTGCGCCCTGCCATCCATAAAGACTACATGGGCAAAGAGATGTTCATGGTTGGTGATCCCTCCGGCAGGTACAAAGGGCAAATCTCAGAGGAGTCTCCGTTCGACGCTCTTACCCGACTCGGCTTCAAGATATATGCAGCACCAACGAACGACGTGGAGCCACGGTTACGCGCAGTAGAACAGCTCCTCCTGCATCAGGTGGACGCCGGACCTATGTTGATTATCAACGGCGCGAACTGTCCGAATCTCGTACAGGCGATGAAGTTCTGGTATCGCTACCGGCGTAAGACGACGGGGCAGCTAGAAGAAAAACCTGAAAAGAGC